GGCGGCGGCGGCGGCGGCGGCGGCGTAGGCGGCGTAGGCGGCGTAGGCGGCGTAGGCGGCGTAGGCGGCGGCGGCGGCGGCGTAGGCGGCGTAGGCGGCGTAGGCGGCGTAGGCGGCGGCGGCGGCGGCGGCCTTCCTGGCTTCCTGGCAGACCGCTCGCGCGTTCTCCCAGTTCTCGCGGGTCACCTCGGGCAGCACCTGGAGCTCGGCCGCCCAGCCGAGCAGCTCGCCGGGGTCCTTGCAGCTCGGGTAGCTCGCCGCGGCGACGAGCGCGCGCGGCGCCATCTCTCGGATCGAGAAGTCGGCCGCCAGCCACAGGCGCTTCGACTGGACCGCGCGCGTGGACCGCGTGCCGGCGATGAGCGGGGCGAGCGGCAGAAGCAGCTCGGTGCGCATCTCGTCGTTCGGCATCCGGTCGTTGATGCGCTGCGCGAACCGCGTGATGACGGGGCAGGCGCACTTCGGCGAGTCGGAGAACGGCTCGTTGGCCATCCAGGCGACGGCCTCCATCACGCACGCGCCCGCCTCGAACGAGCGATGCTTGCCGTGCTTCAGCACGAATCCGTCGGGAAGCGGGCGCAGGTCGATGCTGGGCTGCTGGTCCATCTAGTCGTCCCCCTCGTTCTTCGGTTGGTTCGGGTTGCCCGCCGCGGCGGGCAACGAGAGCCGCTTCCGATCCTCGTCGCCGAGGCCGAAGCGGATGAGGTGGTCGAGGTCGTGCGACACGACGGCCGCGCCGCTGGCCTGGCAATCCCAGCCGGTGTAGTCGCAGCCGGCGCTCACGAACGCGAAGCGCCCGTCGCGGAGCTCGAACACGCCGACCCAGTCGGGGCCGTCGTTCTGGCCGTCGTCCATCGCCACGATGCGGACGACGTCCTCGCGCGTGAAGGAGTCGGCCGCCGCAGGCGAGCCCTCGGCGGCCGAGACGCGGGCGTTACCGTTCGTGTCCGGCTCCCCGGCGTAGCCGAACGCCTCGGCCCAGTCGTAGTTGTCGAGCGGCTCCAGCACGGCGCCCTCCTCGTTCGGTTCGCTCGGAAGAGATGCGACCAGCTCGGGGTCTTGGCCCTGGTCGCCCGGCCGCAATGGGGAAGCCGCGCCGCCGAGCTGCGACACGGCACCCGCCCCGGGATCGGTTACGGTCGCCGGATGAAAACTCTCATCCAGGACCACGCCGCGCCCATCCGACTCGACGGCGTCACCTTCAACGACGTCGAGTTCCGACGGTGCGTGCTCGTCTACGGCGGCGGCGACTTGAAGTTTGGCCCCGACGGCGTTGACCGGCTGTTCGACCAGATTCGCGCACCCGTCAAGGGTGAGGTTCTTGATCCGACACTCTCGTGAGATGCGTCGAGGTCCACCCGAGCTGTGCGTGAGGGTCGCCGCGCGGGCGCTCATCACCAGGGTGATGTTCGAGTCGTCGTCGACACGCAGCGCCTTCCGCAGGAGACGAACGGCGGACATCTGCTCGTCGTCCGAGAGCGTCGACCAGTCACCGTCGAGCATCGTGTTCCCGCGGAGGATGAGCTCCGAGTTGCGGCGGGCGTCGGTCACGCTGCCCTCGTGGTAGCGTCCGCGCGATGAAGCTGGCGATCGTCGTGGCCATCGCGATCGCCGCCGGCGGCGTATTCGGGTTCTTCGTCGGTCGCGACAGCGAGAACCTCGACGAGAAGGCGATGTGGACCCTCCGCCTGACTATCGGCGACGCCGAGCGCGAGTTCGCCAAGGCGGAGCGCGTGGAGTGTCGCGACAACTGGCGCGAGAATTTCTACGGCCCCAACACGCGCAAGTCCCTCGTCGAGGCCAACGCGGCCTACGAGTTCTGGCTCAAGATGGGGCTCGGTCGAGAACGTCCCTACATGGACGAAATGGCCGACCGGCTGGACGGCCTGCTCGCGCGGCAGCGCGCGCTCGACGAGAAGTGCCCCGACCATTAGCCGACCGCCCGCGCCTTGGTCGGGCCCCAGAACCTCGCCATGCCCACGCCGCAAGCAGCGGCGAACGCCTCGAGGTCGCGCGGCTTCGAGGCGCCGCGCTCCCAGTGGCGCACTGCGGATGGGTCCACCCCGAGCTTGGCGGCCAGCTCATCCCGGTCTAGCCCAGCTTTTTCGCGCCAGTAGCGAAGTCGTGCGGCCATGTCGTCTACGCGCCTCGGCGAACCCACGGCGCGACTGTGAAACTTTCTCACAGAAAAGTCAAGCCGCGTGAGACGCTCTAACTGACACCGTTGAGCTACCACGTCCTGCAAGTGGCCGAACGCGACAAGCAACGACGCCCGTCCGCCGGGCCGTCGTACGTCGCTGACGGGCCGTTTCGAGAGAGACTCGATGCCCTGCGGCAGACGCGCTCGACGAAGACGATCGTCCAGGAGGTCGCCGAGGTCGGCTACCGGCTCGACAGCTCCATGATCCGGAAGCTCTCCACCGGAGCCCAAAAGTCGGGCAAGGCGGTCGGCTTCATCTGTCGCCGCTACGACTGGCCACTGCCCCCGCAGGCCCACGAGAGCGGCTCGGGCGAGGTCATGTCGGCCCTCAAGGAGATCGAGCGCCGCGACCCCGGGGAGTACGCTCGTTACAGGCGGATGATCCTGCGGTCGGTGGAAAACCTCCGCGAGTTTTCCGAGTTAGACCGCGAAACTCCGGACGAAAACGACGACTGAACGTCGGAGCAGTATGCTACTCCCCTGGTTATGGAAGCGCCGGGGGAGGACCAGGACGTGGAGCTGCTGGAAGCCCTGAAGCAGCTCGAGGCGAGCGACCCAGCCGAGTTCGATCGGCTTCGTCGCATCATCCTTGCGGCCGCCGCTTCGTCGCCTCCGTTTTGTGAGAAAGTTTCACAGCCGACTTGACCGGACGCCGATTTCCTGTGAGAGTATTTCACAGATGGCGACCATTTTCGACGGCCCCAACCTCCGAACGCGGATCGCGGCCGCACAGGCTGCGCTGCGCTCCACCTCCCACCTGCCGCTGCTCGACTACGCCCGTGAGACCGAGCTCGCGCTCGGTCTAGCGATCGACGCCGCCAAGCGCGGCGACATGCGCGCGGTCGAGCAGGAGCTGCACGACGCCCACCTCGCGGCCGCGATGGTGAAGCCGGCGCTCGGCGCCTTGGTCGACCGCATCGGCTCGCTGTGGCTCGAGTCGCGTATCGTCCAGGACACGGACGCCGCGAGCTGCTGCGAACGGAACGTCGGGGCCGCGTCGTGAGCGCCCGCTGCTCGCGCGCCGGCCACGAGGAGCTCGTCGCCGACCCTGCGCGGTTCGCCGCCGAGCTCGCCCACGTCGGCGTCATGGACCCCGGCGACGGCGAGCCGGCCATCCACCTGAAGAACTGCCCGGCGTGCGGCTCGACGCTCGCGCGCGACCTCGCGCCGGATGACCCGGTCTGGCTGGCGTACCAGCGCGGCGCCGCCAACGGGTTCGCGCGCGGCAAGGCCGAGGGCATCGCGGAGGGCACCGGTATGCGCGAGGACTGGCGAGCGGCGCACGTCGCTCCGCTCGACGTCGCCGGGGAGATCGGCTCGTGAGCCCCCGAGCTCGCCGGCTGCCGCACGTGTCACGCGAGGCTGTGGCGGCGCAACGCCGGACCGACATCCTGGCCGAGCTGCGGCAGACCCTCCAGCGCCGCGGCGCGATCGGCCTGGCCAACGTCTACGTCACACGGGCTGAGCGTCTCGTCGAAGAGCTCGCTGCGGAGCTGGCGCGATGAGCCGCCGCCCCGGGCCAGGCATGACGCTCCAGCAGGAGCGCAGCGGGTTCTGGTCGGCCCTCGCGTGGGACGGCCAGGGCAACTACCGAACCATCCGCCTGTGTGCGTCGCGCGAAACCGCGCGGCTCGACGCGCTCGCGGCGATCGACGAGATGACCAAGGGGAGGGCCACAGCATGACGACCGCGCTGCAGACGACGACGGACCACGGGGTGATGACGAGCGCGCCGAGCGCGACGCTGGTCCCGGCCCGGCCCGGCCTCACCCGCGACCAGATCGACCTCATCAAGCGCACCATCTGCAAGGGCGCTACCGACGACGAGCTCAAGCTCTTCGTGAACACGGCCGACCGCCTCGGCCTAGATCCGTTCGCCCGACAGATCTGCTTCGTGAAGCGGAAAAACCGGAAGACCGGGGTCGACGACGCCTCCATCCAGGTCCAGATCGACGGCCTCCGCCTGGTCGCCGAGCGGACCGGCTGCTACGTGCCGGGGCGGCGATCGGAGTTCGAGTACGACAACAAGGGCCGCCTGCTCTGCGCCGTCGCCTACGTCCAGAAGTTCTCCCACGGCTCCTGGCATGAGGTGCCGGAGGAGGCGACCTGGGTCGAGTTCGCGCAGGACACGCCGCCGTGGTCACGGATGCCGCGGGTGATGCTCTCCAAGGTCGCCGAGGCGCGCGCCCTGCGCCGGGCGTTCCCGAAGGAGCTCGGCGGGGTCTACGCTCCGGAGGAGCTCGGCGGCCAGCTCGAGGCCGCGGCGCCGGTCGACGCCGCCGCCCTCGTTCGGGACATCGAGGCGGCCGAGACGCTGAAGGACCTTGCCGCCCTGGTGGTGACACTGGACCGCGTCCCGAAGCAGGGCAAGAGCTACCAGCTCCTCCGCGAGGCGTTCGCGAAGCGCAAGGTGGTCCTCGAGGGCAAGGAGATGCGGGAGGACATGGTCCGCGGCGTGGACCTGACGCGCGCCGCGCCCGAGAAGGTCGGACCGGAGGAGCTCGTGCCCGAGGACGAGCGCGGCGACCCGCCGCCGCCCGACGTCGACAGCGACGAGATCCCGTTCGGGTAGCCCCATGGCCCAGCTCTCGATCGACTACGGCCGCCGGTACCGGACCGCGCGCGAGGCCCTCCTCGGCCTCCTGTGGGACCTGAGCTGGCACCGCCACGAGGAGCTCGCGCGCGCCGCGGGCGTCCGCTACGGCGCACGGCTGCTCGAGCTCCGCCGGCTCGGCTACGTACTCGAGACCGAGGAGCTCGAGGAGGGGAAGCGCTACCGCCTCATGAGCCGCGAGCGCGGCGCGCCCCAGGAGAAGCGGGTCAAGTGCCTGCTCACCGAGATCGACGCCGAGTCGGTCGTCGTTGGAGCGCCAACCGATGAGGCCCGGCGCGCCGTGTCCGACGCGCTCGGCTCGTTTCGCAGCAACCGAGGCAAGCAGTGACCGTGCGTCTCGACCAGGCGGACGTCAACTCGCCGCCGCACTACCAGGCGAACGGCGTGGAGGCCATCGACGTGATCGAGGCGTTCGAGCTCGGCTTTCGCTTGGGCAACGCGATCAAGTACATCCTTCGCGCCGGGCGGAAGGGCGACGCGCTCATCGACCTGAAGAAGGGCCGCTGGTATCTGGACCGGGAAATCGCCAAGCGCGAGGGGGCGCCGTGACCGTCCGCCTCATCTGCGCCGACGGCAGGCTCGAGGAGCACAGCGGCACGCTCCACGAAACCACCGACCTCTTCGTCGCTGCACCGATCGCGGACGGCGAGTACATGCACGCGATGTGGATCGAGCTCGGCGACTTCGAGCGCATTTCCGACGACCCCGACGGCGCGGCCGTCTACGCGGAGTGCGCGCCATGACCATCGACCTCGCCGCCATCAAAGCCCGCGCCGCGGCGGCTACGTCGGGGCCGTGGACCAAGGACCCGAAGCCGATCAACGAAGGCTGGTTCGTTGACGGCCCGGTCGGCATCGTCGCCGAGTCATGCACCGAGGCTGACGCTGAACTGATCAGCGCAGCCCGCCAGGACATCGACGATCTTGTCGCGGAGTGCGAGCGGTTGCGCCGTCTATTCGAGGTGCGCATGACAGCCGGCGAGGCGCGCGCCGAAGCCGCCGAGGCCGAGGTCAAACGATTGCGCGATGTCCTCGAATGGTCGCAAGCGCAATGCCCCGGCAAGTGCCGCGGGGTCATCGACGCCGCCCTCGCCACGCCCGGTGAGCGGGGATGAGCGACTCGTCATGCACGGAGGCGTGCGAACTCATGCCCGAATGCGGCTGGTGCCTCATGCCAAAGAAGCCGCGCGGTCGCGATGTTGCGGCAGCGGCGGCCGGCGGAGCGAAGGGCCACCGGACGCCGAGCGGCGAGCCATGCCCGGAGTACCGCATCCAGGAGGACAACGAGCGCACGCGGCGGGTCTGTCCCCGGCCTGTCCTGGTACCTGGCGGTCCAGGACGGGATGACGAAGGCCGACGTCGCGCCGGTGCTGCCGCGATTCGCGGGCGTCTTCGTGGGCGGGTCGCTGCCGTGGAAGATCGCGACGGGCGCAGCGTGGGTGTCGTTCGCGTACCGGAACGCCAAGCCCTGCCACGTCGGCCGGGTCGGGACCGCACGACGGGTCGCGTGGGCGAGGCGGATCGGCGCGGACTCGATCGACTCGTCGCTACCGCTCTGGTCCGCGGACAACTTGCGGGTGTTCGTCTCGGCGATCGAGGGCCGGCAACTCGAGCTCCTGTGAGGGCGGGATGACGCTGCGCCCGGCCACGCTCCGCGAGGCAAACGCCTGGATCGCCGAGCACCACTCGCACCACCGCCCGGTGCGCGGTCACTTGTTCTCGATTGCCGCCGAGCTCGGCGACCTGATCGGCGTCGTAGTGGTCGGCCGCCCGGTCGCTCCGGGACTCCAGGACGGCCGCACGCTCGAGGTCACCCGCCTCTGCACGATCGGGCACCCGAACGCGGCGAGCTGTCTGCTCGGCGCAGCCTGGCGCGCCGTTCGTGCGATGGGCGTCGTTCGGCTGGTGTCCTACACCCGCGCGGATGAGGCCGGGACGAGTTACCGCGCCGCCGGCTGGCGAGCCGTTGCCGAGGTCGACGGCAGACCATGGACGACTGGGAACAAGGCCGATCGCTGGCTGCCGGGGCTCTACGAGCCGACGACCGAGATCGTCGACCGCGTCCGATGGGAGCGCGCCGCGTGAGGATCGAGATCTTCAGCTGCGCCGGCGGCATGGCCGAGGGCTTCCGTCGCGCCGGCGTCGTCTTCGACTTCGCCTTCGACTTCGCGCCCGACCACTGCGACAGCTACGAGGCGAACCTCGGGCACCGCCCGATCGGGATGGACGTGCGCGACCTCCTGCGGATGGCGCGCGGCGGGTTCGGCGTGGGCGGCGGCGTCGAGCTCGTCGTCGCTGACCCGCCCTGTACCCCGTGGTCGCGCGCCGGGAAGCGGCTCGGCCAGGAGGATGACCGCGACATGCTCGCGGTCACCGTCGAGCTGCTCGACCTGCTCCGCCCGAACGCGTGGCTGATCGGCAACGTCCCCGGCCTCGACGACGCCGAGAACTGGCGGAAGGTGGTGCAGCCCGTCGTCGGCGGGTTCGCGCAGCGCGCCGGCTACTGCGTGGACTTCGCGCGCCTCGACGCGGCCGACTACGGCGTACCGCAGCACCGCGTGCGGCCGTTCTGGTTCGGGCACCGAGTCGGGACCGCGTGCGCGCGCTGGCCGGCGCCGACGCACGGCGCGCCTGGCGGGCCGACACTGCCCGGCGTGCCGGCGCTCCTGCCGTGGGTGACCTGCGCCGACGCGCTCGGCCACCTTGAGGGCGACGACCTCGGGCGCCCGGTCAAGCTCCGCTGGCGCGACGACGCCGACCACCGGCCGTCGGAGCCGTCGGAGCCGTCGAAGACGCTTACACGCAACCGCCACGGCGATGGCGCGCTCCTCGTCAACCGACGACACCCCCCCGCCTCCCCCGCCTCCCCCGCCCCGACGCTCGGAGCGAAGGTCCGACGCCAGTCCGCCGAGGTTCTCGCGTGGCCATGGCCGCGTCCGGCCACGGTCGTCATGTCCGACCCGCGCATCCCGGCGCCGGACCAGCACAAGGAGGGTTCGTTCCTGTCGCAGCCCGGCACCGTGCTCCTGTCGGAGCGCGCCGCTGCGATCCTGCAAGGCTTCCCCGACGGGTGGAGGTTCGCCGGCGCGACGAAGCGCGCGCGCTGGTCGCAGCTCGGTCAGGCGATGCCGCCCGCGCTGGCCGAGGCGGTGGCGCGCGCGGTCGTCGAGCAGATGGCGAAGGCCCGGGAGCGCGCGGCGTGATCGACCTCGTTGCCCGCCGCGAGTACCAGGCGGCCATCACGCGCTGCCGCCGAGCCGACGCGCGCGCGGCCGGGCTCTGTCTGGCGTGCTGCCGACGCCCGCCGCACCCGGGGCGGAAGTCGTGCGCGGTCTGCCTCGAGAAGCGCCGCAGGGCGGTCCCGGTCGCCTTCCCGATGCCAGAGGCGCGACCGTGACGAACGAGTACCTCAAGCCGATCGAGGTCGCGACGTACCTCGGCGTCTCGGACCGGACGGTCCGGAAGCTGATCAGCGCCGGCGCCCTCGCCGCTCTGCGCGTCGGCCGCGTCTGGCGCGTGAAGCGCGACTCCCTCACCCGCTACGAGAACCGCAAGGACGGGAAGCATGGCGGCATACAACGACGACGGGGTGTGGCGCTGGCGCCGGGTGGTCCGGCTGCCGGACGGGAAGCCGAAGCGGGGCAGCGGGACGCCGGAGGTCAACACGAAGGCGGCGGCGGTCGAGGCCGAGCGCCAGTGGGTGAACAACGCGAAGGCGGGGAAGTCGACGCTCAAGGTCGCGGAGAGCCCGACGCTGCGGGCGATCCATGAGGACTACCTGGCGCACCTGAAGATGCACAAGAGCCCCAGCCTGCACTCGAACCGGGTGTCGACGTTCCGCGCGCACCTCCTGCCGTTCTTCGGTGGGACGCGGCTCGACGCGATCACGACGACCGAGATCGACGACTTCAAGAAGCACCAGCTCTCGCTCGAGGGCGACGAGAAGCTCGAGCCGGGAACGGTCAACAACCACCTCCTGACCCTGACGAACTGCCTGCGGTGGGCCAAGAAGCGCGGCAAGCTCGACGAGCTGCCCGAGGTCGACTACCTCGAGCGCAAGACCGCGACCGACGTCGAGCACCTGGAGGACGCCCAGCTCGAAGCCGAGCTCGGCAAGGCGACCGGCGACCTGCACACGATGATGGTCGTCGCGGTCGACACCGGCCTCCGCATCGGCGAGCTCCTGGCGCTGCGCTGGGGCGACGTCGACTTCGCCCGGAACCGCATCCGGGTCCAGCGCGGGACCTACCGCGGCCACGACCGGCCGACGAAGACGAAACGCGCGCGCAACGTGCCGCTGACCCGGCGGGCGAAGGCGACCCTCGAGGCGCATCCGCACGGGAAGGGCGCGCTCGTCTTCAGCAACGCCGAGGGGGACGCCATCCCCTACGCCACGGCGCACTACCGGCTGGGCGCGGCGACGGCGGTGTCGGGCTGGCACGTCCTCCGGCACACGTTCGCTACCCGGCTCGCGGCGCGGGGCGTGCCGCTCAACGCGATCCAGACCTGGATGGGGCACAACTCGATCAAGACGACCATGGTCTACGCGCACTACTCGCCGGTCCTCGACGCGGCAATCCACGTGCTCGACGGCGACGCCTGGTCGCCGACGGGGCCGAAGGAGCCGAAGGAGCCGACCGATGCGTGAGCGCCCGATCCTGTTCTCGGCGCTGATGGTCCGCGCGATCCTCGCCGGGCGGAAGACGCAGACCAGGCGGCTCGTCACGGTCCCGTGGCGGGGATCGCAGCGCGCGCTGCCGTACGAGCCCTACTACGTCGACTCCGACGGTGAGCTCCTGTTCTGCGACGAGTACGGGGACTACCACCCGATCGAGCGCGCCCACCCGCCGTACGCCGAGGTCGGCGATCGGCTGTGGGTCAAGGAGACGCACGCCCGCGGGACGATGACCGGCGGCGCGCCGTGGGTCCGCTACCGCGCCGACGTCGAGAGCGCCCACATGATCGCGTCGGACGGCAGTCTGATCGCCTGGCGTCCCTCCATCCACATGCCGCGCTGGGCCTCGCGCATCACGCTCGAGGTGACCGGGGTCCGCGTTGAGCGGTTGCAGACGATCGGCGCGAGCGACGCTCAGGCCGAGGGCGTGGACGCGCGACTCGATCTCGCCACGCAGTCGTTCTCGTGGCTGTGGGACTCGATCAATGGGAAGCGCGCGGCGTGGGCGAGCAACCCATGGGTGTGGGTCGTCGAGTTCCGGCGGGTCGAGGCAGCTGACCGGCGTTCGTGGCAAACCAGCGCCAACGAATCTGCCGAGTCCGGAAAGGGTGCTTAGTTCCGATGAACTCCCGCGAATTCGACCTTAGCGGTGGTAGTACCAGTCGATCTTGCGCGGCATCGGGGAACCCTCCGGAGTCGTTGCCAAACCTACATGACTCCTACGGGAGCGGCCAGCGCGGCCTATCGGAATCAACGGAACCTCCGGAACCGGGAGTGCTCTCCGTATCCGAAGTCGTGCCAAAAAATAGCCAAAAGGGTGCCCTCAACGCCCCCCGCCAGGGCCTGAGCTCACGCCTCGCCGCGGGCGCCCGCGACGACTGGCAGACCCCCGGCTCTGTCCTGACCCGCGTGAACCGGCTCGGTGGGATCGCAGGGGGCGGGTGCCGCTGGATCACCCTCGACCCGTGTTCGGCACCGGACAACCCGACCGGCGCCACGTCCTGGGTCTGGCCGCCTGACGGGGACGGCCTGGCACTCAACTGGCTGGACCACATGCGCGGCGTGATCGGCGGGCCCGGCCTCGTTTTCGTGAACCCGCCCTACAGCCAGATGAAGGCGTGGGCGGCCAAGATCGCGCACGAGGCCCGCCAGGGCTGCGAGATCCGCCGACCAAGTCGAGGTCGGGACGATGAAGGCCGCCGCGCCGCGACAGCGCGCCGACGGCTGCACGGGGCAGCACCGCTTGCAGGCGCACCCCCTGACATCATGGACGACCCGCGCTTCCGCGAGCCGCCCGACCCGAAGGCCGTCGAGCGCCGACGCCACCTGCTCGCCCGGATGGCCGGTAACATCGCGGGGGCCTTCGCCGGGGTCCCCGAGCAGCGCGACCTGTTCGGCGCGCCCGGCGCCGGCTTCCCCGGTCTGCCGTCGCCGGAATGGGTGGCGGAGCGGTCGGTCTCGATCGCCCGCGCCATCCTCGCCGAGCTCGAGCGGGAGCCGGCCGCGTGATCCGGAACCTCCTCTGGACCGTCAGCGACGGCGGCGCGACCTACTGGGTCTCGGCCACGAGCCGCGAGGCTGCGATCAAGCTGGTCCTGCGCCTCCCCGATCGCGACCCGAACGAGGTCGACGCCGAGGAAACGTCGCGCGAGGACCGGGAGCGCCTGCGCTTCCGGTTCGAGGATGGCGAGACCTGCCGTCTCGGGAACGCCTTCGAGCTCGTCCGCGAGCACGACGCCTGCGTCCTGTCCTGCTCGGAGTGGCCATGACCGCCCCGCTCGACGAGGCCGAGCTCGCCGCGATCGAGGAGCGCGCCGCGGAGGTCGCCGCCAACCTCGCCGACTTCCCGAGGCCGGCCGGAGTCGACCTCAACGTCCGTCTCGTTCCCGACGGCGACAGACTGCGGTGCCCGAACTGCGGCGAGTTCAAGCGCGATGCCGAGGAGCGGGGCGAATGATCGGCTCGCTCAAGGACGAGAACGACGCCCTGCGCGCGAAACTGGAACGCCACCGCTCTGCCCTGCGCCGGATCGAAGCCTACGCCGACGGGCTCCACTTCGCGGGCCGGCTCAAGGACGAGCGAGTGGTCCGGGCGGCCCTGGTCGCGGCGCGCGACGAGCTGGCGCTGGCGGAAGTCGACGCGCTTCGTACTAATCCGGTTCCAAACGGTTCCAAACTAGCACCCGCCTGGCGGTGCCCCTGCGGCGAGGACTGCGAGATCGTCGACTACCCGACCGGCGTCCGCTCGTGCGGGAACGTGACGCCGTGACCAGCCTCTCCGACGCCGCAACCCTGGTCCGCTTCATCTCCAAGGCCATCTACGTCGCCCAGCACAACGTCGGCTTCGGCGAGGACACGGTCAACAACGAGGGGAAGTTCCTCGACGTCATCGGCAGCCAGCCAGGCTGGGAATGGTGCGGGGTCTACGCGAGCTATCCGTTCCGCCGTGCCGCCCAGCTGCTCGAGCTCGACCCGCCAGCCTGGTGCTATCGCCGGGAGAACGTCGTCGAGCCCGGTGCGCGGGCGCTGGTCCACGCGATGGGCAAGGTCGGGCGCCTCTACCGCGACCCGACCGAGTGCCTGGCCGGCGACCTTGCGCTCTGGACCCGCTGGACGCTGGTCAAGGGCGTGCCGACGCGGAAGGGCCACGTCGGGTTCATCGAGCTCCCCGACGACGGCCTGGTCGGGACCATCGAGGGCAACGTAGGCCGCGTCCCTGCGAAGACGAAACGCCTGGTCCACGACGTGACCAAGGAGCCGCACTTCGAGACGTTCGCGAGCCTGAGGCGGGGGTAAGGTTGGGCATGGTGCAGACGATCTCATTCTCGAGCAATCAGATCCGCGAGGACGCCATCCTCGTCGACTACCACTACGACTGCGCCGCCGGCGATGGCCCGTTCGTCCTGGAGAGCGATGGCGTCGCGCCTTTCGGACTCGTAGTTGGGATGGGCTACTACGTGATACCGCGACCGCATCTGGGAGGCATCGAGCTCGCGACGACACGGGACGGCGCGCTTGCGGGATCGCCAGTCACGATCACGGCGCCCGGCTCAGGTTCGCACCGACTGCGGTTGGCGCCATGAACGAACTCCGCACCCGCTGCGCCTTCGGCGTCCACGGCGACGACGTGCCGGCCGTCGTGGTCGACCTGGCCGAATGCTCGGCCGCGGGGTCACCGCGCTCGAGCTCGTCCAGGCCGCCGAGGAGGAGCACGCCGGACATGGAGCGGTGGCTCGCCGCCCACCGGCGCCGCGGCGAGCTCGCGGTCTAGCGCCGGCGCTTCCCGGGCGCCGTGTCTTCCTCGCGGTCGAGGCGCTCGCGGAGCTCGGCGTACCACTCCGCGCCCTCGCGCGCGTGAACCTCGAGGCACTCCGGGCACGTCGCGTCCGCGGGGACGTCGGCGAAGACGCGCTCCTCCGACGGGTCGCAGATGGTGTGGTTGGCCATCGCGCGGCGGAGGTGCCGAACCGGCGCCGTCACCCCCCGCCCCACGTCAGCGAGAGGACGAGGGCGGCGACCAGGAGGCCGATCCCGACCGCCAGGACGACGAGCGGCCCCGGGCCGCTGGGGACCGGCGGCGGAACGGGCGCCGGCGGCGGCGCGCCGGACCCTCGCCCGAGCCGCTCGGCGTTGACGCGGCCGAGCTCGAGACCGAGGCGGCGGTCCTCGGGGTCCTCGGGGCAGGTCTTCCGCTCCCACCGGTTCCAGCGCGGCCCGGCGTACTCGAGCTCGGCCTCGGTCGCGGCGGCCACCTCAGAACCTCATCCGCAGGCCCGCGAGCGCCTGGTAGTGGAGGCCCTTGGTCTCGCCCCAGCCATACCCGATCGTACCCTGCCCGAACACGGACGCCCGCGGCGTCACGCGGTGCTGGTAGTCGACCAGGCCGCCGGCGATGCCGGTGTCGCCGTAGCCCCGGACGTAGGCGCCGAGGTCGAGCTGGCCGCGGCCGGGCTCGAGCTTGTCGACCGCGTCGAGGTTCCTCCGGATCTCCGACGTGACCTCCCGGACGGCAGGGGCCGCGGGAGCCGAGCTCGTCACGTCGGAGAGGGAGGGCTCAGCGGCGCGGTCGGGTTCGAGAGGAGCTTGACCGCCTGCTCGGTCTTGCTCGCGAGCCAGGTGTCGAGGTTGACCCCGAGGACGCGCGCCAGGCGCTGGAGGCCCTTCGAGCCGATGTTGGCCTTGGCGATGCCGATCGCGAGCGCCTTGGCCTCGGCCTTCTCGACGTCGGTCAGACCGCCCGCGCTCCGCGCCTTCAGCGCGTCGGCGTAGGTCTGGGCGACCTCGAGGACCGCGCCCTGGACCTCGACCCATGCGCGCTGGAGGGCGTCGGCGATGTAGCCGGCCTTCATCCGCTGCCAGAGGTACTTCCCGAGGAGGGCGCCGAGGGCGGCAAGGACCCAGGCGAGGGCGGAGGGGCCGTAGGTGGCGAAGAGCTCGAGCATGGTGGACTTCCTTCAGGTCTAGGGTTGGCGTCGCTTGGTGGTGGGTGCCAGGGCGCGGTCGAGCTTGTCCTCGATCGCCGCCTGCCCCTTCGCGATGTCGGCGACGTCGCGCTTGATGAGCTGCTGCTCGCCCGCGGCTTCGATCGAGCGCCGGTCGAGGTCGTAGAGCTTGTCCTCGGTCTTCCGGCGGGCCGCGTCGAACTCCTCGCGGTCGGGGTAGCGCGCCGCCGCCCAGACGACGCCGAGGACCGCGGTGAACGCGCCCACCAGGCCGAGCGCGAGGCGGATGGGCTTCGGGCGGATCTCGTCCTTCAGCTCGGCGACCGAGTCGCGGAGCGCGGAGAACGTGGTGGCGCCGTCCTTCAGGCGCTGCTGGATCTGCTCGACCTCCCACTCGACCTGGGACGACGCCCTGGATGGCGGGTCGCTCATGCGTTCGCCACGTCGATCGCCGCCAGCACGTCGTCCTGGTCGAAGCCGTCGGCCCCATCGGTCGGCAACGCGCTGTACGCGCTAGGCCCGTTGATGTAGACCACGCCCATCTTGTTGGTGACGCAATAGGCGACGATGTCGGCCAGGTCGTACGACTTGACGTCGTCGTGGATCATGGCCCAGCACTTCTCGGGCGGAATGGTGTCGTCGAGGATGTAGCTTGGCGTCGCCTCGGGACCCGTGTCGTCGCCGCCCGTGAGCGTGCCGGAGCTGAGCGTGGCGTTCGACATGGTCTCAGTCACCGCCGTGCCGTTGGCGGCAGCGCCGTGGACCTTGGCCATGATCCGAACCGTGTCACCTGATGCTTCCTCTGCGTCGCAGGTAGCGTTAACCACCGTGGCAGCGGCGTACTTAGTTCCTGCGCCGGAGCCGAGAGTGACCGCGGCAATGAGGTTTGTGCAGCACGCCGCAGCGCTCGCGCCAATGAACACGTTGCCGTCGGTGTTGGTCAGCGTGGTCTGCCAGGTGTAGACCTTCCCCGCGATTGTGATCGTCTGTGTGTTGGATGGAACGCCGGTCAGCGTCAGCGTGGTCGTGGCGGGAACCTTGAAGTCCTCCCAGTTGTTCTCCAGCACAAACACGTCGTACAGGGCCGCCCGGGTGGAGTTGTGCGGCGTGCCGTTCATGCACAGGAGCAACCCCGGGTGGTTGGCGTCGCGGTAGGCTTTGATCTGGTCGAAGTTGGAGTCGAAGCCGGACACGTCAACCTCGCACTCGTCGAAGAACCAGCCATGACAGAGAGAGCCGTACAGCGTTACGACTCGAGTCATCTCGGCGAGGATGGTGCCGAGCGTCCCCGTGGCGAGAGCTGCCGAGCCGCCGGAGGCTGTGCGACGAAGGCCCATCCAAAACGGACCGAGCCCTGAGCCGCCGCCGGTGGAGGTGATGTCCACCCTGCCCGTGTTGGCCTCTGCGTCCGCCTTGGACGTGTGTAGCGTGTACGTCGCGATCGGCGTGGCGCCGGTGGGGCGAAGCCAGTAGCTCGTAGACGCCGCCAGGTTGCCGGGGAGCGTCGTCCCCGTGTACGGGTTCGATGACCCGGAGTACCAGCTCTTCACCGCCACAGGGCCGAAGCCGGCCGCGAACGTCATGGGCCGCGACGATCCGACTGCACCGCCCAGCGTATCGGTCCCGTCACCGACAAACGTGATCGTGTCGCTGGTCGCCGCGGTGAACCGCCAACTGCCGCCGACCGTGCCCGCGAACTCGTCGCCCGAATGGGCGGATGATGCGTCGAAGTAGTTGGTTGAGATGTAGAAGAGATTTTTGGTGTTGGCCGCTGTCAGAGCCGACAGGCGGTTGGTCCAGTGGGTGTGTAGAGAGCCGCCCGGCTCACAGGTGGCCTCGTAGCCGGGCCCGTTGTCTGGGTTGGCGATGACGTACGCGAGCTTGCCTGCAGCGCTGTTCGCCGCGAGGACCGCCCATGTCGCAGCCCCCGAACTGCCCGGGTAGATGTACGAGGTACAGGCGTAGGTGAGCGTGGCCGTGGCCGGAGGTGGCTCGGAGTTCTCGAGTGCGGTCACGCGGCCGTCGAGCGCGAGAATGTCGGCCTGCGCGGCCTGTAGCAGCGAGGCGCCCGGGTAGAGCTCGGCCAGTTCCGAGAACTCGGTAACTCCGTCGCCGATGCGATAGGCGCCCGTGGTCAGGTCGAGCCCGATCTCGCCCGACTTGAGTACGGTGGTCGGCGCCGCCGCCCACTCCGCGCCGGTGCCGCCCTTCCAGCGAATGCGCTTGATGGCCATTAGATCACCTCCCACCCGGTGTTGCCTGCGCCGGAGACCTTGCTGTACAGACTTGCCCCCGAGCTGCCGTCGGTGCGGAGGAAGATGGTTCCGATTCCTGCCGTCACGACGCCCTCGGGGTCGCCGGTGCCGACCCGGACATAGGCCGACGTCGCTAGCGCCACCCATCCAGTACTGCCGGTGCCGCCGGTCTCCTTGATCCAGTGCGAGGTCCCGGCGGCGCCGTCCTTCGCTGAGTAGCGACTCCCCACCGCAGCGGCAACGACGCCCTCCGGCGACCCGTTGCCGATGAATTCGCCGATGCCACCCTGGTTGCCGCCGATCTGGAACGGGTAGACGTCCGAGAACCCGGAGATCTCGGTCGTGTAGCTGCCGCCACCGTTCAGGGAGATCAGTGGCGGGGTCGTGAAGACGCCGCCACCTCCCTCCTCGAAGGAGAAGCGCGACGCAGCGCCATAGATCTTGTTCCCGAGCAAGGAGATGTGGTCGATGTCGCCCGTGGCGGCGCCGCAGGCGATGCCCGCATTCATCGTCATCCCGCCCTCGCTTCCGAGGACCTGGTTGAACGAGATGTCGACGTCATCCACATCGGCGTTGGTCGTGGCGAACTTGATCCCCGCCTCGAGTCGCATGTCGAGCGTGTGCGTGCCCGTGCCGTTGTCCGAGAAGAGGGCCGGCATGTGGATCGTCGTCGTCCCGGTGCCGTTCGACGAGAACGCGACCGGCGTCAGAGCGATGGCGTCAACCGAGCTGGCGGCAAGCTGGAACTGAGTCGCCGAGATGGAGATGACCCAGTAGTTGGTCGCCACGGCCAGCCCGGTCGGAACAGCGCCACCCGTGTTTGCGAGCACGACTGGACCGTCGCCGGTCGAATACCCGTGGCCGTCGGGGGAGATCGTCCCGCGCTCGGTCGTGTGATCAAACGAGGTCACCGTCTGCCCCGCCCGCCGACGATTGGTGGCTACCTGGATCGTGTCGGCGTCGATGACGCGGACGTAGTATTCGGTGCCGGTCGAGAGGCCCGTCGGCAGCGCCCCGCCCGAGTTCGAAAGACGACACAGACCCTGGGTCGTCGTGAACCCGTGGCCCGTGATCGTCAGCGTGTCGCTGCCGTGGGTCGCCGTGAACGTGTGCCCGGGATAGAGGCTGCGAACCGTGTTGCGGACAATCCGCGAGTTGCTCGCCTGCTGGACGTTGATGATGTGCGCGGTGCCGAAACCGCCGCACGTGCCCTGCACGCACTCGTTGTCGGCGATGTAGAGGCCGTCCGGGAAGTAACCGCTCAGGCCCTCGAAGTTCATCGTCGGTCCGGCGTCGGCGCCTACGGGGCGGATGACCTTGTTCCCGACCACCGCACAGTTGGTCAGGAGGCCGCGGAACATCCACACCGGGTCGCCGTCGCTGGTCGCAGCCGTCGAGCCGAGCTCGACCGTGTTGAAAGCGAAGATCGAGTTCTTGATGTCGGTGCCACCCACTCGCGCGCCGGCGATGTGGTTGTGGGCCATCAAGATCTTCTCGATCTGGTCGGGCGGGACCGTGCCCGCGGTGCCCGAGAACGACATGCCCGTGGCGCCCGGGTTGCCCGTGTGGTCGATGTGGTTGTGGACGAACGTCAGGCGGCGCGGCGGAACCGTGCCGGTGCCGGTGGGCTCGGACTCCAAGTTGTTGTTCTCGATGTCCGTGAAGTAGCAGCCCGCTACCAGCACGTCCTGCACCGCGCGACTGATCGACAGGCCGTTTCGGTCGCTGCCGGTGAACCGGCAGTTGACGATCTTGACGTCGGAGACGTCGAACCCGTCGGTCCAGGTACCGGCGCCGAGCAGGAAGATTCCGTCGCCGTCCGGGTCCTTGAAGTGGACGTTGTAGAACCCGACGTTTCGGGCAAAGCCGGCGCGTGAGCCGGTCGTCAGCCCCTGGCCGACCAAGACGCAGTGGGTCTGCTCGCCGCCATCGAGGTTCGTAATATTCGACTTGTTGCCGTCGAGCGTGAGGTCGCGGATCGTGATGCCCGACGAGCCGTCGTTGATCTTGATCAGAGCCCAGTCAGAGCCGCCAGCGTCCTGCGCCTTCATGCGGATGACCGAGCCCGGGCCTTCGCCCTGCAGGACGAAGTTGGTCAGGCCGCGGAGCTCGATGGAGTAGAGCGTTTGCGAGCCGAAGACCTTGGCGCAGTCGTACGGGACCGGATCGGCCGGCACGAAGATGCCGCCGCACGGGTCGCCGGCGACCGCAGCCGCCTGAAAATCGAGGATGGCCGCCTCGAACGCCGGCCCCCAGTCGCCGGACACGACCTCGTCCTCGTAGTCGCGGATGTTGAGGAGGTTCGACGCGCCGGTCCCGCCGCCACCACCACCCGCCGCCGCCCAGAGCGGGTTCGCGCCGGGCCCGAGCGTCTTCAGGAAATCGCCGCTCGTCCCTGCGGGCAGCCGCTCGAGGCCCGAGGCGCCGCGGTAGTAGATGTCCCCCTGCGCCTCGCCGGCGAGCGTGATGTCGCGGACAGCCGGGTTCGGGTAGTTCCCCGCCAGGTCGCCACCCGCGGCACCGGTGTCCGCAGCCGCCCGCGTTGCAGCTTCGGCAGCGTCAGCGGCGATGCGCGCGGCGATCTCGGCCTCGAGGGCGTCCTCCAGCGCGGTGATGTCGTCGAGGACCCCAGGATTTACCGGCTGCCCGGACGACGGCATGTGCGGCATGGCTCTCCTACCCCCTCAGCGCGGTGAGATATGCGGCCCAGTCGCGCTCGGCGTTGGTGCCCTTGTAGATGGCAACAAAGCCGTAGCGAGCGGAGGGGCACGCGGTGGCCCCCTGTGGCCCAAGACCACGAACCTGGCCGGCGCGGGCGGTGCCGTTGTGTGTGCCGGCGATGGCCTCGAGCTCCGACACGGCGCCGCTGGCGCTGGAGGCGCAGTTGCGGTACCAGCACAGCTGGTGCGCCACCGCGATGTTGGCGTGGTCGATGGCGCCGTCGGCGCCGACGTTGTTGTGCAGCGTTCGCAGCAGGCCGGTGGTCAGGGTCGCGCGGAGTAGATCGTTGGCGCCCTGGGCGACGAAAATGGCTCGGTTGCCCGTGCTCGCATGGCTGGCGTAAACCACCATGGCAAAAGACTCGTTGGTGCCGACGTCCAGCGCCGCGTTGGTCGTGCGCCAGGCTTGCCCGGAGGTTGCCCCGTCGAGACCCACGAACTTGCGAGTCCAGCCGGTGACTGACTGCTGGTACAGGTGGCCCGTTCCCGCTGCCACGAGCGAGATTGCCCCGATGGTCGGGGCAAGATCGCCGCTAGCTTCCTGGCAGAGGTAGAGCCAGTCGGGCGCCGCAAGACCGAGGGCGGTGAACTGAGCCGCCGTCTGCGGGACGTACCAGTTGCTCGGCCCGTCGCGGCCGACGACTGCGGTTGCGTCGTGCTGGACGTCGTCCTCGGCGGCGTCGTTGTCCGTGACGGTCAGGGTGACCGTATAGGTCCCGACGAGCACGTAGACGTGGACCGGGTTCTGCTCGGTGCTGGTCTGTCCGTCACCGAAGTCCCACTCCCACGCGACGATGGTTCCGTCGCTGTCGGTGCTCTCGTCGGTGAACTGGACGGACAGGCCTGTCACGACGGATGAGAAGGCGGCCGTCGGCCCGTCGTTGTCGGGCGGTGGCTCCTCCTCGCCGTCCCACGGGTTCGGGCCGGCCTGGAGGCCGGACGTCAGACCGCGGACGAGGCCTGTGCGCAGCGAGCTCATGCGGCGCCGTTCAGGACCACCATCGGCGAAGCGGCGGCGCCGACGATCTTGAGCCGCGCCCGCCGCTGCCGGACGTTCTCGAGGTGGATGAGCGTCGAGCCCGCGGCGCTGGCGGCCGGGCCGGTGATGGTCTCGCCCGAGCCCTTCCAGTGCCAGGCCGAGCCGGCATCGCTGACCGGCGCATCCTCGACGCCCCAGCTCGTGAGCTCGAGCGTCACGGTCGCGGACGCGGTGGCGTCCAGCCAGGCGACCTGGAGCCCGATGACGCCGTCGTGGATCGGGACGCCGATGTAGACGGTCTGCCCGTTGGCAACGGTGCCCTCGAACAGGGTGAAGTTTCCGAAGCGGCTCATGGTCAGGTCTCCTATGCGCTCGCGCGCTCTTGCGCGGGGGTGGGCTTCTCGCTGCTCTCGCGCGCGATGCTTCCGCCCTGCGGCGCGGCCGCAGGGGACTGGGTGCCGCCGACCGAGCCGGGCTCGATCGCGAACTGCGCCTGCAGGCGCCGGATGGTCGACGGCTGCATCGCTGGATCGACCGGGACGCCGGTAAAGATGGAGAGCGCGATCCGCCTCTCGAACGGCAGCGTGGCGCGGAGCTCGCCGACCTTCGCGAGGACCTGGCGGCGGAGGTCGTTGAACCGCTCGGGGTAGACCGTGCGGTAGGCCTCGGCGTCCTCCGGCGTCACCGTTCCCTGCGCTAGGCGCTCCTCGACCGCGCCGGGGTCCTCGACCGCGGCGACGTAGCGGGCGAACTTCCGCATGTCCATGTCGCTCGGCCGCCAGCGGTCCGGGCCCATCTGCATCGCGGCGAAGTCGGGCCGCTTCGGCAGCTTCGAGGCGAGGAACTCGAGGCGGCGCGCCGCCATCGTCTCGAGCTGGTCGGCGAGCCGCGGCGAGAGGACGTGGACCGGCGCCAGGCGCTCGGCGACCTGCCGGCGCGCCGCCGGGCTCATGACCACGCGCCCGGTCGCGTCGGTCGTGACCTGGGAGTAGAGCTCGGCCTCGCGCTTCTTGTAGGTCTCGAGGAGGCCGGGCGCGGCCTTGCCCGGCAGCTCGGCCGCGCGCTTCGGCGGCGGCGCGAACGCGACCGAGCCGAGGACCTTGGTCGCGAGCGGTGGCGCCGCGGGCCCGACCTTTTTGCCGGTCTCGACGAACGCCGCCACCGCGCGCGCGGTCCGCTCGGAGGCGTCCGCCACAGCGCGCGCGCCGCGGCCGAACACGAGCCCGGTGACCGCGCCCGAGACCTTGGCGCCGAGGAGCGGAGCGAGGACGCTGCCGAACGGCATCGCCGGCATCGCGCCCACGGCCGCGCCGTAGACCGAGCCCTGGACCATCTGCTCGATGAGCCCCTTCTTGCCGCGCTCGGCCAGGGCGTCCTCGGCCTCGGCGATCGCAGCGAGCCGGTCGGACTTGAGCTCGAAGCGCGGGGTCGGCGCGGCGGCGGCGGCTTCGATCTGTGCCTGGGCGGCGCGGTTGCTCTGGAGGGCCCGCGGCACCCCCTCCTCGAGGGCCTTGACCCTCATCCCGTGGACCTCGCCGCGCTCGAGCGCGTCGAGGAAGCGGGCCGCCTGCTCGCGTGGGACGCTGATCTGCGGGTCCTTGGCTGAGACCCGGACGGTCTGATCGAACTGGCCGTAACGCTTGGCCGTCTTGCCCTGGAAGACGATCTCGGCCGCGTTGTCGGGCATCGTCGCCCGCTCGAGCTGGGCGAGCTTGGCGTCCTCGGCGGCGAGCTTCTCGAGCGTCCCCGGGGCGTCGGCGATCGCGCGCTCGAGCGCCGACTCCTCGACCCGGAGGGCCTTCAGGGCCTGCTGGGGGTTCCGCGCGAGCCCCTTCGGGTCGTCGAGCGCGGACCTGAGCGCCCGCTTCGCCTTGACCAGGTTCTTGGCCGACTCCCCCTCGACCACCAGCCAGGCGCCCGAGTCGTCGACCGCGGCGCGGTGCGGCGCGAGCGCGCCGGCGGCGGCCTCGCGGGCGGCGGTCCGCTGCGCGAGCTCGCCGGCCTGGAGCTCGTCGAGGTGAGCGTCGCGGGCGGCGCGGAGTCCCTTCCGATCGAGCGCGGCGAGGTCCTCGCCGGCGGCCTGGCCGCGGAGCTTGCCGCCGAGGTCCCCCACGAGCTCGCGGCTCCGCTTCAGGCCCTTGGCCACCGTTCGGCCGCCCTCGACCGTGGCCACGCCGCCGGCGCCGATGACCGCGCCGATCGTCCCCCCGAAAAGGGCGTTGGAGCCGATGACGGAGGCCGCGCGTTCGATCGTGAGCGGGTCCTCGGCCTGGGCGAGCTCGGCGATGCCCTGCCCGGCGCCCTGGATCGCCCCCTCGACCGCGAAGCCCGCGGCTGCGCGGCCCGCACGCGCGGCGAACCCGGCGCCCGGCGCCGCGGCTGCGAGGCCGGTGCCGATCGCGGCCGAGAGCCCGGCCGGGGTGGCGCGCGCCGCCGTGCCGATCGCGCCGGCCCCGCCTGACACCAGCGCCGGGATCGCGGCGCCGGCGAGCTCGGCGACCGCGACCTTGCCGGCGTTGTGCTCGCGGGCGAGCCGCTTCAGCTCGAGCTGGCCGGGGCTGTCCACCCCACGATCGATGAGGTCGGACCCGCCGAGCGTGGCGCCGCTCAGCGCGCCGCGGACCACCGCGCCGGCCTGCTGCTCCGGCGTGGTGAAGAACCGCTCCTCCCCCTCCTGCTGGAGCGCTGCGACGTCATCGCCGGCGGAGCGGAGCCGCATCCCGAGGGCGAACGCCTTGTCGAGGTGCGCACCCTTCCGATAGGCCACGTTCCCGTCGGCGTCGACGAGCTCGTAGACCTTCTCGGGGTCGACCTGGTCGAGCTCGGGCGGCATCTACGGGGCCCCCATGCGGTCGAGCGCCTGCCGCGCGAGCGCCGCGCTCGGGTTCGAGGTGTCCGCCGCGAGGGTCTGGAGGTACTCGACGGCCTTGCGCCCGTCCTCGACCGCGGCGGGCGCGGCGCCGTCCCGCGCCCCCGCGATCGCCGCCTGCTCGAGCGCCTGGACGGGCGCTGTCACCTGCAGGTCGTTGAGCAGGTACTTGTCGCCGAACCCCTTCGACCTGGTCGTGGTGTTCGTCCGGGGGTCGTGGGTCTCGACGCCGCCGAAGATGCCCTCGAGCTGCTCGGGCTTGTACGCCGCGGCCGCGCGCGCCGCGCTCTTCGCCGGCGTCTCGTCGGGCTTCTCCTCGTCCTGGTAGAAGGACCCGAGGTCGTAGTCCTTCACGTTGGCCGCCTTCATGTGGCGGTTGACCGCGCCGCGGACGGCGTCGAGCGCCGCCTTCTCGCGGCCGCCGGCAGCGTCGGCGCCCTCGCCGGTCAGCGTCTCGAACATCGGGAGGCGCTTCCTGATGACGGCCTCCTTCTCGGCGTCGCGGACGGTCGAGGCCGGATCGTCGGCCTTGGCCATGAGGGTGGCGGTCTGGTCGGCAAGGGCCTCGTACTCGGCGACGCGGGTGTCGTTCTCCGAGCCGCGGAAGAAGCGGTTGCCGACGGTCGTGCCGATTTCCTGGCGGAGCTGCCGCATCCGTCGGAGGTTCTGCTCGACGGCGTGGCCGGCCTTCTGCGCCTCGTCGGCCGCCTTGACGCGATCGGGGTTGTCGGCCTTGCCGAGCTCCTTGCCCGTGATGGCGTCGCGGACGACCAGGGCCTGCTCGGCGCGCTGGTCCGACGGGCTGAGCGGCTTCCCGGGCGCGTTTGGGTCGCGGACGAGCTTGCCGCTGGCGTCGCGGGTCGCCCCGTTCTCGAACATCCAGCGCTCGTCGGCCGCGCGGCGCCCCGCGGAGGCCTCGCCGGCGGACTGGCGGCGCGAGCGGACGGTCTCGGCGTACTTGTCCTTCTCGAGCTGAAACTTCTCGTCGTCGCGCGCGCGGGTGTAGAGCTTCTCCTCGAGCACGGCGGCCGACTTGGCCTTCTCGGCCTGAGCCGCGGTCCGGGCGGCGATGATGCGCTGAGCGGCGGTGCCGCGCGGGTCGTACTTGGCCGCCTCGGCGGCGAGCTGCTCGTCGACGCCCTGCCATGCGGCGAGGCGTGCGGTCTCGGCGGACCGGAAGGCGTCGCCGTTCCTGGCGTAGAGGTCGGCCACCGCGCCCTGGCGCTTCTCGAGCTGGCGGCCGGCGTCGTTGAGGTCGCGGACCTGCTCGTCGATGTCCGCGTTGATGCGGGACTTCATCAGGTCGATCGCCCCATTCGGGCCGCCCGGGTTGATGTAGCCGCCGAGGACCGCGGCGATGCCGGTCAGGATCGTCTCGATGGGGTTGGCGTTCTTGTAGTAGCGGGCCTGGTCGGGCTCGCGCTTGCGGAGGTCCTCGACGTCGGCGGCGATGTCGAGCGACTCCTGCGCCGCGCGGGCGTCGGCGCGGGCGCGGGCGCGCAGGTTGTCGCGCTCGGCCTGGGCGTTCTCGGCCGCGAGCTGGTCGCGGCGGTCGCTCGCGAACTGCTCGCGCGCGATCTTGCGTGCCTCGGTCTCGGCCGCGAAGTCCTCGGGGGAGAGCGCACCCTGGCGCGCAAGCTCATCGGTCGTCGCCGGGTCGTCGGCGAAGTCGTCGGGCGCGAAGTCGAGCTCGGCGCCGAGGTCCGGCGCGGCCGGCTGAGCGGCGGCGGGCGGTAGCTCGGCCGGACGCGTGGCGATGTCCCACTCCGGCGGCGCCCACGGCGCGGGCGCCGGCGCCGGGCCCGGAGCCGGCTGCGGCAGGCTGAGGTCGTCGGGCGCGAAGGTCATCTCCGCCGCCGGATCGAGCCCGGGCAACGGTGCCGGCGGCAGGGCCACCACCGGCTCGATCGGAGCCGGGACGGGCGGCGCGGCGACCTGCGGCAGCTGCCAGTCGGCCGGCGGCCAGGGCGCCGCCACGCCGGTCCCGTCGTCGAACGGGACCGTCTGGCCGTAGATGTCGACCGGCAGGGCCACTACTTCCCCTTGCCCTCGAGCGCGGCGAGCCGCTCACCGAGCCGTGCGATCGCGGCGGTGTTGGCGCCCGAAAGCTTGGCGCCGTCGACCATCTTCCCGTGCGGGGTGTCGACGACGGCCTGGCGCCCGGGGCCCTTCTCGAGCTCCTGGGCGAGGATGCCGAGCTGCGGCCCCTTGCCGTGCTTGTCGTCCTTGTAGCTGTAGCTGTAGCTCTTGAGGCCCCGGATGAACTCGTCGGCGTTCTTGCGGCCGTCGACGATGTCGGTCTTTAGGCGGCGGTCCGACGCCACCATCGCGCCGGTCATGATGCCGGCCTGGATCGCGGCGTACTGCCGCTGCTTGTTCGCCTCGTCGGCGGCCTGGTCCTGGGTGTGGAGGTTCAGCGCCGCGTCGCTCGCCTGGCCGTAGCCGGTGATGGCGTTGCTGCGCGAGCCGAGCGCCGCCTGCAGGTCCTGGCCGCGGGCGCCCATGATCTGCTGCCCGAGCATCTGCTGGACGCCCTGGCGCTCGGCGAGGGCGGCGAGCGCCTGCTGACCGGAGAGACCCGACGCCGCGCGGCCGGCGTTGATCGCCGCGGTGCGCGCCGCCATCGGGGCGCTGCCGGGCCGCGCCGACGCCGCGGTCGCCATCTGGCCGGAGACGTTCTGCTGCAGGCCCTGGCGGAGCTGCTCGCCGGCGACCGACTTGCCCTGGTCGATGAGGTCGAGAGACCGCTGGAGGCCGGCGCGGAAGCGCGCGCCCTCGTCGGTCATGTTGGCGTAGTTGCCCTCGCCGAAGCCGGCGAAGCCCGACGCCGAGCGGCCCTGGCCCTCGAGGTTGCGCCCGTTGATGTTCGCCGCGCTCGGCGCCGGCTGCGCGCCGCCCTGGTAGTGGGCCTGGCCCGGCTGCTGCTTCGGGCGGTACGGGCCCGGCGGCGGCGCGCCCGGGAAGCTGCTCATGCTGTAGGGGTCGTAGACCATCGGCGCTCTCCTATTGCTGCTGCGCCGCGGGAAGCCCGCGGTACAGCCCCTGCTGGATTCCGACCTTCAGCGAGATGCCGGTCAGGCGAAGCGCCTCACCGGTCGGCGGCGTCGCGCCGCCGACCGCGTACGCGGTGAGCCGCACCTTGATGGCCGTGCACTGACGAATCCGCGGCCCGTGGCGGAACTGCAGCGGGCCGCCGACCGTCGCCGGCGTCGAGGTGAAGTACTTGTCGTCGACCCACGTCGGGCCGCCCGAGTCGCTCTCCTTGAGGTTGTAGGCGACTCGGGCGCGCACCCGGCACGCGGAGCGGTGCTCGCCGAGGACCATGATCTGGTCGACGGAGAAGTAGCCCTGAAGCTCCGCGACCTTGATCCAGGGCGTCTCGACGTCCATGCCGTAGGTCAGCGACGTGAACGCGGTCTGTTCGGCCTTCACGGCCGTCGAGGTGAGGTAGTGGTAGGTGCCGTCCCAGATGGCGGCGCCGAGGCCGCCGGACTCGGTCCACGGCGACCACTCGTTGGCCTTGTAGTCGAAGACCAGGATGCGGCTGTCGAGCACGCAGCGGACCTGGTGCTGCGCCCCGACCACGTGGACGGCGTGCACGTCCTCGTCGTCGAACGCCGAGACGCGCTCGCCGATGTACTGCGGCACGCCGCCGCGGTCGAGGACGTACCAGCCCTTGCGCGACTTGAAGACAATGCCCGCCGGCGAGACCGCGACGCTCTCGGCGTTCACCGCGCCGCAGTCGGCCGACATCCGGCGCGACGGACCAAAGTTCTGCCCCTCGCCGAGGTTGTTGAACCCGTCCCCGGGGAAGGCGTAGATGGCCGCCTCGCGAAAGACGATGAGGGTCTCGTCGAGGAACTCGATGGCCGTGATGCGGCCGCCGAGCGGCGGGACGTCGATCGTCAGGGCGTCGTGGAACGAAGCGACCTCGCCGTCTCCGCGGAGCTTCGAGTACCAGACCCGGTCCGGGTCGCCGGCGACGTCTCCGAGGAAGACGCGGTCCTCGTTGGCGGCGATGACCCGCGCCGGCGGCGGCGCGAGGCTCTCGAGCGTGCCGCCGTTCTCGGGATTGACCTCCTTCGTCGACGCGATGGCGTCGGTGAAGTTGTCGTAGAACTGGAAGAGGCTACCGTCGTCGCCCCCGTACTGGTTGTCCCCGGTGGTGAGGCTCGGGTCCTTGCTGGTGACCAGGTAGAAGGGCGCCTCGACCGTCGGGTTGACCGTCGTGCGCCAGATCTCGAGGGCGGACGACGAGCGGTCGCCGTGCTTCAGCGTGACTGGCGGCGGCAGGGTCGAGACGAGGACCTTCCGGCTCGCGGCGACGGTCTCGGTCTGCGACGAGGCCGTGGTCGAGCGGTCGATCTCGCCCTTGGCGTTGTCCCAGCGGTACGTCGCCTTGTACGTGTAGTCGCCGGCGGCAATGGCGCCGGCGGTCCCGTCGTCGTTCGGGTCGATGATCCACGGGAAGACGTGGAAGCCGACCTCGGCCACGCCCTCGCCGTCGTACTGGAGAACCTGGCCGCCGGCGATGTAGAGGGTCCGGCCGAGGCGCACGCAGCGGCGGGCGTCGTCCGAGTCGAAGGTCAGGACGACGTCGCGCGGCGTGTTCGCCCCGAAGCCGCCGGATGCCTTGCCGCCGAGGTCGATGATGCGCTGCTCGGTGCCGCACCAGGCAAAGACGTCGTCGGCCACCTCCTGCACGCCGGGCAGGTGACCGATGGCCTCGGAGAAGCCTCCGGCGCGCGCCATCGCCGCCTTGGCGACCACGCGCCCCGTGTCCTGGAGGAGGAAGTAGGTGTTCTGCAGCTGGGCGCGAAACCCGAAGGTCCCGCCCGAGCTCGAGCGGCCGTTGAAGCCGATCCAGACGAAGACGTCGCCGCCCCGGTCGAACGCGCGCGACGTGATGGTGGTGTCGCGGCTCAGCGTGGCCGCAGTGCCGAGGGTGTTGTCGGTCGCGACGTAGTTCGCCTTGACGCCGTCGTGGGAGCCGTTCGAGGGCGAGGTTGAGCTGGTCCAGAAGACGTAGCAGCGGTGCACGCCGCCGTCCGTGACGGTGCGGTAGGCCGCGGTGACCTGCTGCACGGGGGTCTGGACCGCCGTCCCGATGGCCTGCGCCGTGTGGACGTCGGCGAGCGTCGTGGCGTTGAGGAGGTCGCCCTCGATGTCGTCGTCGTTGGCGCGGACGACCTGCACGCGGTCGCCGGCAGGCGAGATCGCCACCGCGATCGGCCCGTCGCAGGTCCGGGCCTTGACCACGGACGCGCCACCCGTGAAGCTTTCCCCGATCACCGTGACGCGGTAGGTGGTGTCGACCACGTTCCGCTGTACGACCGCCATCGTCACGCCGTCGTTCGTGGCGACGTCGTAGTAGAGGTCCGTGCTGGTCGAGAACTGGTCGAGCGAATCGGTCGCGCTGTCCTCGAGGTCGTCAGGGTCGAGCGACAGGGTCGCGAGCCCGGTCGCGTTGATGACGAACAGGATGACCTTCGTGGTCATCGCCAGGAGCCGCGGTCGCGACGTGCCGGTCCCGAGCGACGTGGGCGGAAGGAGGACGGCGCCGGTCGCCTTGTCCAGGACGGCGACGTGGACCGCGGTGGTCGCGCCGGTGTCGAGCCAGGCGTAGAAGACGCAGCCGCCGAACTCGGCGCGGTCGCACTGGGTCTGCTCGCTGGTCCGCACGAAGACCGCGGCCTCGTCGATCGCCGGCGCGAAGTACTCGGCCTTCTCGATCCACGCCTCGTCGCGCTCCGACCAGGTGTGGATGGCGTTCTTGGTGAAGAGGACGAGCTCGTCGCCGTAGGCGACCAGCTTGCGGCCGTCCGCGAAGGTGTCGGCCAGCGCGGCGAACGGCTTCCGGGTCTGGATGCCGCCGGCCTCCTCAAACTCGACGTCGTTGGCGACCGCGAGCGCCGGCGGGTTCAGCGCGCGCGGGTCCGACCCCGTGCTCACGCCCGACGCCAGCGGGATCGCGATGGTCTGCCAGGACAGGTTCATCAGAACACCAGGACGTCCACGGTGACGGTCTCCCCCCAGCCCTGCGCCTTCAGGCACACGTACTTCCGGTCGTCGATGCTCGCGTCGCGGATCTGGCGGATGCGGCCGGTCGTGGCGCTCACGGACGCCCGCGGCGCGGAGTGCCACACGGCGGCCGCGCGGCCGAGGCCGTGCGGGATGAGCGTGTTCTTCCCGTCCTCCAGGGCGATATCCCGCGCGACGTCGCCCTGGAGGACGGGAAGACCCTGGAGCTCGCGGATGCACCCCTCGTGCGAGCGCCGGGCGCGCTCGGCGTCCTTGTCGGCGAGCCGGACCGTCGCCGGCGACTGGAAGCGTCGGCTCATCTAGTAGTTGCCCCAGCCCCAGTCGCCCGGGTCCATGAGGACGCTCGGCAGGTCGTCGACGACCGGCCGGCGGGCGGCGTGGATGTTCTTCAGGGTCGACCACTCGAAGACGCGCTGGCGCGCCTCGTCCCGCTCCTTGATGGCGAGCCGGGCGTCGTGCTTGTGCTTCGCCAGCGCCATCACCGCGACGCCCCAGAGGAGGAAGGCCTCGCCGTCGGGCGTCACGACATCGACCACGTAGTCGTCGTCCTCGCCCGAAAAGTCGGGCGGCTGGTAGACGTAGAGCAGCTCGAACGTGTGGCCCGCCGGCGGCTTCGGTAGGAGGAAGTACTGGTCGTCGATGTGGGCGAACGCGACCGCGTCGCCGGTGCGGCCGGCGAAGATGGCCCGCTCCTGGGCCATGATCTCGCACAGCGTGCGGCGCTGCCCGGCCGCGTTGATGATGCGGTCGATGCCGACCGTCATGAAGTGGTCGTCGGGCTCGTCGTAGGAGACGGCGCCGGTCGAGACGATGGCGAAGGTGGTCTCGAAGTAGCGGAGCCCCGTCTCGGACACCGTGGCCGCGAGGGTGCTGTAGGCCATCGACATCATGGTCTTCCACTCCGCGGTGTCGATGTTCTCGTCGTTCTCGAGGTCGCAGCGCTGCTTCGCGAGCAGCACCAGGTCGCCGAGTTCGTGACGTCGGGGCATCGGGTTCCCTTCGGGACCGCCGGCGCCGCCCACGAGGAGCGGCGCCGGCGAGCTCGGGCTGCTAGGTGACCGCCGTGGTGCGCGCGAAGAACGCGACCACCGTGATCCACTCCAGCGCGGCCAGGTCGTGCGCCGCGTCCGAAGCGTTGGTCAGGTCCACCTCGAGCGCGAACGCCGAGGAGTCCCACGCGCCGGCCACCACGGTGTGGCCCTTGATGTCCGCCGGGGTCGTCGCCTGCAGGCCGGGCGGCAGGATGCCGAGGAAGGTCCCCGGGTTTGCCTGCCACGTCAGCAGGTACCGCCCCGTCGCGATGTAGGAGACCGTCACGCCGGCGTCGACGACGCCGGTGACCGCCGCCGTGCCGCCCACGAAGCGGACAACGTCCGCGACGGTCTCCGGGTTGTTGGTCCTCAGCGGGAACCGATCGTCGGCGGCCATCGACTACCTCTCGCTCCAGCCGGAGTTGAAGCTCCAGGTCGCCGCGCCCGACTGCGACGCGCAGTTGACCGAGAACAGGAACGAGTGGCCCGGTCCGAGGACGATCGGCGGGCAGCTCACCTGGAAGATGCGGCCCAGGGTCGCCTCCTCCGACACGTTCACCGCCTGCCCCTGGTTGCTCGTCGGCGAGCCGAAGTCGAACCGGAGCATGTCGTTGGCGACGAGGTCGGTGGACGCGAGCAGCCGCCCGCCGACGTAGCGGACCGCCGAGCTCGCCGCCGCCGACACCAGGGCCCCGAACTTCAGCCGCCCCTTGGCGGCCGCGCTCGAGTCCATGTTGACGTTGACGGGGGTGATCGCCGAGCCACCGGACGTGTACCGGTCGCCGTTGTCGATGTGCATGTCGTAGCGGATGTCGGTGCCGTTGGTGTCGACGACCGTGCAGTGGAGCTCGAGGAAGTCGAGGTAGAGCCTCGTCCCCTCCGACGCGGTCGCCGTGTTGTAGAGGAGGAAGAGCGTCTCGGCGGCGTTGAAGCCGTCGGCCGCGGCGATGCCGGCGATGCCGGTGCCCGGCGTCGGGTTCGAGGCGAAGAAGTAGGAGCCCTCGTCGGCGAGCCCCCACAGCTTCGAGCCCGCGACGGGCATGGTGACCAGCTCCCCGTGGCGGCCGAGCCGCTGCGGGACCTGGATGTTGTCGCTGGTGGCGGTGGGGAGCCCGCGTCCCACGATTCCGAGCGGGCGAACGTCGTCAGTCATGGTCTTGTCCTCGTGTCTGTCGGTGGCGGGTTAGGCGAGCTGCCCGATGCCCCAGCAGCCGGGGAGCGGGTGGATGGTGTTGGAGTGCATGCGCAGCCGCGACTCGATGCCGTCGGCCGCGCCCTGGCGCAGCGCCGTCTTCCCGTCGTCGCGGATGATGTGGATGAGCTCGTCGCCGAGGAACCGGTAGAAGAGCCAGTCCGTGTGGCCGACGAAGACGCGGTCGATCGGGCAGTCGGCGTCCGAGTAGACCTTCACCATCCCGGCGGTCGTGTGGATGGTGATGTACTGGAAGAAGACCTCGGCCTCGCCCCCGCCGCCGTCGTACTCGACCTTGGCGTTCAGCCGCTTCGACATCGCGAAGTGGTTGATGGGGTTGATGTAGGCCGCGTTGCAGCGCTTGCCGTTGTTCGCGATCTTGACCGCGAGCAGGCCGATGACCTCCTCGGGATAGGCCGCGGTGTCGGCCGAGCGCACGCCGGCGAGCCGGCGGACGTCGGCGCTGCGATCGCGACCGCGGAACGAGTCGCCCGAGGTGGGCGCCGTCAGCGGGTAGAGCAGCTCGAGCCCGTCGACGCACGTCCCCGGGTCGCCCTCGGCGAACAGGTAGTCGTTGTCGGCGAACGCCGCGATGGCCGCCGCCGAGGTCAGGGTGATCTTGGCGTTGTCCTCGTCGACCGCCGCCACCGTGGTGACGCCGGTCCGTGGCGACGCGCCGGTGATGGTGTCGTCCGCCATCACCGTCATGCCCTGCTTGAAGTTCCGGGCGTCGTCCGCCCGGGTCAGGGTGATGACGTTGCCCGACGCGCTGAGGCGCCGACCGCGCATGCCGTTGCCCGACCGGTAGAGGTCGAACGCGGCGCGGTCCCCCATCTCCTCGAGACCGCCGTCGGTCTCCATGGTGACGAGGTCGTAGAAGGCCGACTTGCTGCCCGAGGCGCGCTGCAGCGAGGGACCGTCGATCTGGATGACGCCGTACTTGAGGACCGGCTCGGCCGCGAACTGCACGCCCTTGCTCTTCGCCGCGTTGCGCTGCGCGGTGGCGAAGTCACCGCTGATGCCCTGCGGGTTCCCGTAGCGGACGGGGTAGCGGAAGTCCTCGCCCCCCATCCCCTTCTTCTTGGCGAGCTTGGCGAACAGGATGTGATCCCGCTCGGTGTGCTCGCCCAGCTTGTCGTCGGTGTACTCCGTCTTGAAGATGAATTCGGCTTCGGTGAGATACGACATTTGCCTGCTCCCGCCGTCGGCGCTGACGCGCTAGGCAAGGAGCGAGCGCAACTACCCGCCGCGGGCGTAGTCCCCTGTCTCGAGGGCCCGGATGGTCTCCGCCTTGCGCTGCTCCTTGCTCAGTCGTGCTGGCCGCGGCTTGGTTGGTGTGCCGAGGTCGCTACTGAGGGTCCTTGGCGCCGTCTGGGTCTCACCGGCAGGCTGGGTCTGGGTCTTCGGGTCGTTCGTCGTCGTCGCTGCTGTCGCCGTCTTGAGGACGGCGTAGGGGTCGATGCCGCGTCGCTTGATGCGCTGGTACTCGATGCGCTCGAGCTCCTTCACGACGTCGGCTGGATCGGGTCGGTCGCCGCCGTCCTCGTCCATCATCTGGGCCGCCACCTGGGCGAGCTGCGTGTGCGCCTCGGTGAGGTCGGCGGCGAGGAGCGCGCGCACGAGCGGGGTCTCGTCGGTCGCGGCCGCCGCCGCCTCGCCGAGGAAGGAGTGCACCTGCGCCTGGGTGTCGCGCTCGACCAGCTGGCGCTCGAGCTGCGCGAGGCGCTGCTGGGTCTCGGCCAGCGCCTCCTGGCCGGCGCGGTCCTGCATCAGCCGCGCCGAGGCGTCCCGCGCGCTCGGGTCGCCCTTCAGCGCCTTCGAGTGGAGGTGGAGCAGGCGCGCCGCGTTGTCGAACTCCTCGGGGGTCGAGAGGCCGAGGCTCGACGCGGCGCCGACCGGATCGACCTTGATGCGAGCCGCCTGCTTCTCGAAGGTGCGGACCTTCTCGACCAGCGGGGTCATCTCGGCCTGGAACTGGGCCCGTTCCGCGTCGAACTTGGCTCGCTCGCTCGCGACCTCGTCGAGCTGGCGCTTCCGCTGCCGCTGGAGCGCGTCGAGCGGGGGCTTCTTCTCGCCCTCGGCGGTCGCGGCGAGCGGCTCCTCCGCCGGCTGCTCGATCGGCGGCGCGGCCGGCGCGTCCTTGGCCGGGGCCGCCGGGTCGGCGGCCGGCGGCGAGCCCGGCGCCGGCGCGGCTGGCGCATCGGGCGCGCCGCCCTCCCCGTCCCCGGTCGAGGT